CGACCCGGACTACTGGGTCAAGAGATATCTCTCCGGGGAGAGCGAGCAGTCCCTCAGCCGTGAGGCTGGGACTGGACGTAACGGCTTCCGCTCCTTCCTCCTGCGTGAAGGTGTGGAGAGGCGTGGCGTCACCGCCGCCAACAGAGTGATGGCCTCCGCTAGAACCGTCGAAGAAAACCGCCGCTGGAGCGAGGCCGCTCACGCTGCGGTTCGGGGCATGACCCGCAGCGACGAGAACCTCCGGCGCAGCGCCATAGCCAACCAACGCACCCTCCGACGTGTCGGAAAGTGGGAACGTGAACTGACTCAGGAGATGGTCAACCGAGGCTTCATTGTTGATGAGCAACTCGCTGTCGGTCGCTACAACATCGACATCGCTATCCGCGACGTCGCCGTGGAAGTCCACTCCACCGGCAGCCATCCGCACCGGATCGACCACCATCGCAAGCGCATCGAACGTCTCGCCGATCTTGGGTGGCACAGCGTGTACATCATGGCCTACCGAGGTCTGGACTTGACGGTGGTAGCGGACAACCTCATCACCCTGCTGGACGAACTCCAGCGGAACCCATCCTCGACTCGTCAGTACCGGGTGGTTCGGGGTTCCGGTCAGGTGCTGCCCTTGGGTTTCGAGAGTGACCATCGGCCCTGAGTAGAACCTGCGGTACGCGCCAGTAGTGCGTGCATCCACTTCGGTTGATGCAGGGAAGCAGTTGATCGTCTCATCCGGTGGTGCGCTCAGGTCGCCCGGCTTCAGCATCTCCGAGCCGCCGACCGAGAACTTCTCCCCCAGCGGGACGGTCTGGCCATGAGCCTCCATGTGAGTGGGGCGCACCTTCTGGTCTTCCATGGACACCCACGTCTTCATCGTGACGTCGGGCAGGTCCTGACCGGCAGCCTCTGTGGCCGCGTTGACCGCAGCCGTGGAGAGCGAGACAGCAATGACCCGCGCACTGGAGGCGATGGTCTCCTTCGTGGGCTTCTTGGTCTTGTCGAGGAACGACTCCGCCTCACGCTCGAAGACTTCCACCGCGTCGTGCAGCGTCTTCGGCGTGCCCTTGACCTTGGTGATGGAGCGGTACTCCTTGCGCATCAGTCGTGACGCCTTGGCCACCAGCGTGACGTACCACTCCTTGCGCGAGTCGAAGTGGCGCAGCGCATAGAGCGCGGAGCCATAGAGCCCGGACTCCAGACTCCTCTGCGTCTTGCTCCGGTCCTCAGCAAACTCCAGCACGTCGGCGTCGAGGGTGATCATGCGTCCGCCTTCAGTGCGGCATCGACGTGGTCCATCATGCGCTCCCGGTCGTGCGGCTCCTGCGCGCTGATGAGCCCCTTGACGTAGGCGTCGAGAGCAGCCTCGACAGTGTGTGTCGGGTAGGGGAGGCCGTGCATGAGGTTCGGCAGAAGCGACCATGAGCCGGACAGCAGCAGGTCGTAGTTGTTCGAGCGTGGCTTGACGTAGCGGTAGATGTCCTGACACTCGATGCCGGGGGGTCGCACCTGTGTCGCGTTCTTCAGCCGGTTGCCAGCGCGCTCCAGTGCGCGCAGACACATGGCGTCACAGGTGGCCGTCAACTGCGCGTGGTGGACGACCTCGCTGGAGACGGCGGAGGCCACACGGGTGTCCTCCCCGTCCGGTGGTGCCTGCTCGGGGTGGTCGAGCAGGGACGGGTCCGGGCGTGCCTCGCGTGTCGGACCCTGCACTTCCGGCGTGGGCAGTTCAATGCCGAGCAGGGCAAGCGCGGCTTGGACCTGCTCGGGGCTGGCGGAGCCGGAGGCAATTTGTTGAGTCTCCACGCCTTGCGCTCATCGTCGTCCGGGTTGTCGAGTTCGTCGAACCCGGTCTCGCGGCGCAGGGTCTCCCCAGACAACTCGCCCCGGTCCCAGAGTTCGATAGCCTCCTTGGAACGGTTGGGGCGCAGGCGCAGCGCAGAAGTGTCAGCGACCATGAAAACGGTCGGGTCGTCCACGGCGGTGCGCAGGTGCACGGTGTACCCGGCGCTGACGACCTCCAGCGCAGGCTCGATGTGCGCCTTGATCGTGGACTCCTCGATCTGCCAAGAGCCCCAGTGGTTGACGTCCGCCGTCCCCATCAACACCTCGGGTGGCAGGTCGACCCCGAGTGCGAAGCGACGGATCGCGGCGTCACGCTGGGCGACAGCCTGCTGGTCGAGGTCACTCCAGAAGGTGAGGTGCTTGATCTTGTCGATCCACTCCCCCGGAACCTTCAGCATCGTCGGCACCAGAGCGGCAGGGTGGGTCGGGTCCTCGATGGCCTGAGCCATGGTCTGCGCCAGAGCAACGAGAAACTCGTCGGGTGTGACCACTCCGCCATTTGGGGAGGCGAAGGTGATCTCGTTGGGGAGCAGCAGCAGCCCCGCACCAGCAAGACGGGACCGGACCTCGGCTGCGATACGACCGGAGTGCAGTTGAATCTCGCGAAGGCTTGACAGCACGGAGCGCACCGGGGAGTCCGGCTCATTGCGGCGGCGCGGG